AAAGGTTCAATACGGTATTTAACAGCGAAGCGTTTGCAACGTCTGGTAAAGCCGTTACACAGCCTGAAACAGTTCGATTGAAATCAGCAATCGGTGACATCAGGAGCAAAAACTTTGTTAACGATGCGAATAACTTTGCTAAATTTGCTGCGGAAAATTTGTACAACATTATAGATCAGTATAAAACTGATTACAAAATTAGCAGAGAACGGGTTAAGTTGGCCAACGAACTTGTTGAGAAATACAATCTGCCGCTAACTCCGTTTGGTCGGCAGCGTCAATCTACTCCCGCTGGATCGACCGGAACCGCTCCGTCACTTCCTGCTGGTGTAACTCCGTTTACAGGTTCGACTAACGTTTCTTCTGGATTCATTTACACCCCGTAATTATGGGAAAAATCACATCTCCGTCTGGTCGGGAATACAACTGGTCGAATCCGAATCCGCCTACAGAAGCGGATTTCAAGGCCATTTCTGAGTTCGAGGCAGCACAAGGAATCTCAGCTCAACCTAATCCACCTCAAGGTCCGGCAACCATCGCCGAGATGCGTCGGCGAGAAGAGCAGGGGATGGTTTCGGCGCTTCCCGAAGCTCAGGCTGCGGTTGCAGTTGGTTCGACTGCTCAGTTGAATCGAGCCGTACAGGATGCTGGAAACGTTGGAAAAATGGAGCGTTTTGTCGGAACGATGGGCCAAATGGCAGAGCCGACTGGAATGCTTGCCCCTTTTGAAGGTGGAAGACTTCAGCCGTCTGGACAATTCACTCCGCTTGGAGCTGCCGAAGCTCAAGGTTATCGCCGTGGATTTGCAGCCGGACTTCCCGCTTCAACGTCATTGATTGCTGCACCGTTTATTGCCGGAATGGGGACTGTTGCTGGATTGGCAACCGAGTCTGGAGTCGCACTAGGATCTGCGGCACTTGGTCAGACAGTTTCTCCAGAACCGTACCGAGCAGGAGAAATGTTTGCTCAGGCAATTCCCGGTGTTCCAGTGGCTCAACAGGCCAGAAAATTCACACAGTTTACAAAAGAAGCTGGAAGCGGTGTTTTGACTTCTGGCCTTCAGGCTGGCCTTGAAACTCTCGACCAAGACTCCGCTGATTTGTCCAACGTCCTTTTTAGGACCGGACTTGGAGGATTTTTAAGTCCGGGCCTAAGTGGGCTTGCAAGGGGTGGAGGTGCTTTGGCAAGAAGCGGATTTGATGTGAGAGATTGGAGAAGCGGATTTAATTTTAATCCGAGAGCTTTGGCCGCTGAATTGCAACTCCCGTTTACGCAGCAATTTATCAAGGATCGAGCAGAAGACATCAGAAAGAAAATGGTCGAACAAGGTTCGGTTGGAATGTTTGACCGATTTTCAGGCGATCTTGCTCGTGCGCTTTATTCTCCAAATTCAGGACTGAATCCTCAGCAGTTTCAGGAACAGATCAGAAATGTTGTCAGCCAGTCGATGAACACTGCCGGTTCTTCCGGTTTGACTGGGCAAGATCTTTCTGAGGCAATCAAAACTGAACTCCAGAAATCGATAGCTATTCCAGACGAGCAGGCCAATAGGGTGGCCAACGATGCAATCGACGCTTTTGTTGGAGAATCTGAGGCTCTTCGAAATCGAATCACGAACTTGCGAGACGTTCGAAATGCTTCGCGTGATGCACGTTTGACGGATGTCATTCGAGCATTAGAGGGTCGTGCAAGTGTCGAGTCCCAAGGACTTCGAGATGAAATCGATCAGCTTCAAAAACAACGCGAGTCGTTGCCGGTAGAGTCTGTCGAGAGACAGCGAATCGACGATCAAGTCGCTGATCTAAACCAGCAGATTGCCAGCATTGAGGCAGGCCGAGCTGCTGGATATGGCCCTACTGGTGGAATCACCAAAGAATCGCTGGGCCTTAAAACACAGCAGATTGCTCAAGAGGAGCTTGATAAGTTCAAGAAAGATCGGGAAGAGGGATACGCAAAGATCAATCCAGATCTTGAAAACACAAAATTAACAGTCACCGAAAAATCTCCAACCGGAGAAGAAGTGACAAAAGAGTACACGGTAAATCAACTGCGTCAGAAACGCACAAATATTCTTCGAAAAATCAATTTTGGAAATCCTGTTAAAAAAGCTGATTATTCAGTTTTTGAAGATCTTGATCAAATTAACTCACATCTTGATGAGGCTTTAGCGTCCAATCCTGGCCTTAAAGCAGCTTTGCAAAAGGAAAACGCTGCGTATCGAGAAGGTATTTCAAGATTCAAAGGATTTTTTGCTGACAAAATTTTACGAGAGGCTGGCGAGCAAGGTGGAATGCCTGGAATCGTTGGAACCATTGCTGGCGCAACTGGACCTCAAAATCTGAGGCTTCTAAAAAACCTCCTTGGAACTCGATACGACGAGATAAAGCCGGATTTGAGGCAGTTTGTTTTCATTCAGTCACGCGGTGAAAATCCAAATGATTTTCTGAAGGCGATTACCGCTGGAAACAGTGGAAAGGCGACTGGTCTTCAGAAAGAGGTTATTGACGAATTGTTTCCAGACATTTCCGAAATAACTGATGTCGCCTCAAAGTACAGTTCATTGGTCAACAGAAAGGCGTCTCTGGAAAAACAGTCGAACGACCTGAAAGGTCAAATTGACGCTTTGAGAAACGATGTTGATAACAACATTTCTGGCGCTCAGGCAAAACTGGATGCGGCAATCAGGCAGGAAGATCAAATTGCCAAAACAAAAGCCAATCTTAAGGCTGAGAACATAACGTCAAGAGAGCAACGAATCATCGATTCTCTCGCGGCTATTGAAGCCAAAGTTCGAGATGCTCGCGCTAAAAACGTCGATGTTCTCGATACGATCAAGTTGGACGATGTTATCAGGAACATTGAGACGCAGAGCGGAAAGCCTTTGTACAAAGCTCTTGAAGAGGCGGTTGTAACCGCAAGCAATGCTCGCGGAAGGTTCAATGCGGCAGTCAAAAAAGCGTTGGAACCTGGAGGTCAGCTTGAAAGTTTTGAACCTTCTAATCTGATTGATTTCTTGGTTGCCAAAGAAGGCGAATCTCTCAGTTACCGCAGCAAGCAGTTCCTAAAGGCTGTTGGCCAATCAAGGCCGGACTTGATCGGAGATGCCCAGAACATCTTGGTTGGCAGAATCATCGCCGAATCAGTTGATGGAAACAAAATCAACACGGCAAAGATCAAAGATCTTGTTGGAACAAGCGAGGCTCCAGGCAAGTATTTTGGAATAACCAAGGGGCTGTTCGGTGACGATGGAGTCTCTCGCATCACAAAAATCGCAAATCAGTTGGAGCAGGTTTCTGACCTTGGAAAACCAAGCGTTTTCAGAGAACTGGTTTTGCCAGCTTTGGCTGGATTTGCTGGTTATCAGGTTTATGGCGAGACTGGCATGCAAGCCGGTCTTGGTGGATACGCTGCATACAGATTGTTTGGAAAAGGAATCAACAACGCAACCGCTGCCGCTGTTGGTCGTGTCGTAAAGACGCCAGAATACCTTAACATTGTTTCAAAGCCGATTGATCAGGCGACTCAAGCTCAGATGAATCGGTTTGAGCGTCTTTGGCCAAGGGTGATAAAGATGGAACAGGATCGTTACAGGATGATTGAAGATGATCTTGAGAAATGAAAACCTCCCTCTCCAAAAAAGGTAACACCTATCAGGGCAAGAAGGTGACGCTCAACAAGCCGTTCTACACTCCTGGCGAGCGAAAGAAGAGCGCGGTGTACGCTAAGAATCCGGCTGGCAAGGTTGTCATCGTTCGGTTCGGCGATCCGAACATGAAGATCAAGAAGAACATTCCGGCCAACCGGAAAAGCTTTCGCGCTCGCATGAAGTGCGATACAGCAACCGACAAAACAACTCCTCGGTATTGGAGCTGCAAATCCTGGTAAATTTATGGACAAGATGAAACTTGGCGGCGGTGGACGTTACGAGAAGCTGATCGGCAGTCTTGAGAAGAAGGGTGTGAGAGAGCCGAAGGCACTTGCCGCCGCAATCGGCATGAAAAAATACGGCAAGAAGCGGTTTTTGTCTCTTGCTGCGAAAGGCCGTCGTCGCGCCATGCGCGAGAAGGCTAACGCTTAGGATATCGTCCTTTGGAGTAGGGTTTCTTAGCCGACTCCTTATCGACGACAAACTTCTCAGGCTCCGCGTAGTTCCATGAGATGTCGCCGTTCGACCCACGCTGGATCATAATCGATCCGGTGACTTTTCCGTCTTTGTCCGTCATGCCGGAACGGTCAGCCCGTTTCGCCATGCCAAGCATGAACTTGCGCGGGTTGTTGAATCCAACCTCCTTCATCACAATCACCTCTCTCGCCCAGTTCGTCAGATCCGACGATCCGAATCCTGAGTAGGCCAAATCTGCCACGCTCTCCGGTTTGTCGTCCTTGCCCTTCGGCTTAGGAAAGTGATGGACGAGTACTAGGACAACACCTGTCTCCATCATAATCGGCTGGAGCAGATGCCGCGTGAAGTTCGCGCAGACCTCGATATCCGCAGGATTGCCGCCCATGTAGGAGAGCAGTGGATCGATGTAAACCACGTCAGCCTTGGTCTTGCGAACGAGACGGCGGAGCATTGTGGCGAAGTCTGTTCCGGTTCGAACCGTTTCGCGGAAGAAGAGCATGTCAACACTCCGCAATCCTCGCTCCCAGTTCTCCTTTCCAAACGTCATCTGAGCAGCGCCTTTCAGTGCGTCATGCTGATCGGCGATGTCGTTTTCCGCCTGGATGTAAGCCACTTTTAACGCCCGGACGGGCTTTACGCCAAACCACGCTTCACCGGACGCCCACTTCATCCCCTGATACGCGGCCATCGAGCTTTTGCCGCAACCACTTTGGCCTACGAAGAGAAGCGATGATCCGCGACGCAACCACCTGTCACCGATCAAATTGTCAGGATCATTCTTCGGGTCGTACTCGATGATGCTATCGAGCGAGAACTCTTGAGGCATGTCCTGCGACTCCAGATAGTCCGTGAACGCATCCCAGTTCACGACGCCCACATTGATGGCCAGCAGCTTCTGCTCATTGCCATCGCGCATCACACCGGCAAGACGGCTGAACCTGCTTGCGTTCTTGTTCTTCGGATCGATGCCAAGAGCCTCTAGCTGGCGATAGACGACATCACGACGCTCGCTCCATTCCTCCTTATTTGCCGCATCGACTCGTACCCAGCCGTGCAAGCTCTTGCCACCGGAATCGATGACGACGGACATCGGCAGCTTCGACTCCTTGAGGATTGTCCATTGCTCGTCCTTGGTCTTCTCGTCCATCTCGACCAGCACATGGCGGAACGCTGCCACGCCGGAATCAGAACCACTCTCATCGAAGCATGGGTTGACACGGACGTATGCGCCACGGCTGTCAGGACCGTTCCACATGGCGCTGATGGGCGGCGTGAAATGGTTCTTAATCCATTCGTCGCGCTTGAGGAATGTACCCTTGGAGTTTGGTCGAGTCCGACCTTCGTCGTCGCTTACGATGTCATTGCAGATGCAGACAACTTCATCTGGTTCAAAGCAGGCTTTTAAGAAATCTATGGTTGAAAATCGAAAGTCCGATTGCGGAATTGCTTGGATCTTTCGCACCACGAACTTTCCGGTGGGTGATACCGGAGTTCCGCCCTGCCCCATGCCGGAATTCGATTCCAGAAGCCAGCCACGCGGCTTGTCGTGCGGAACCTTGGACGCCTGATCGAGCTTGTGCGCCAACTCGTTCGGCTTCCACGGTGGGAGGCATTTCGCGTTGTACTCGTGCAAGAGCGACTCCGCATCCCCCGCATTAAGCTCAAAACCGTGTATGAGCGCGGTTGCTACTGCGAAGGTTGCGTTATGACCTCCCTGACCTGCGACGGCTCCTGGCGTGTTTCTAAGCCACGCACGCGCACGGTCGATCTTTGATTGATTCATTCGATTCCAAGTTGTTTTCTCGCTAATTCCCCGCTTTGGCCAAGATCAGTCTTGGCTATCTCGCGAAGAACAGAATTTGATTTCTCTAGTTTCTGAAAAAGGAGAGCAAGCTCTTTGGGAGTCATCAGGTACTTGCTCCAATGCTGGATGGCGATGGAGCGTGACTGAAACTTCGCAAAGAGCTGCTCTTGTGCGGCGATGTATAGGTTAGGGCTTCGCATCGACCAGAACGAACTTGGCCTTGAATTCGGCTTTGGTTCGAACGTAGACCTTGCTCTTGCCTTCTCGCATGTAGGCCACGCCTGCCCACTTGGTTTCTCCGATCCGTATTTCTACGTCGTCGGAGAGGAGTTCAACCTCCACCGAGCTTTTTGCGGAGTTCCTGTATTTCATCGTCTGAAGCGTCGTCGAGATGTCC